TACCATTTCTTTAGATAAGTCAAATGGCATCTTATTTGTTTCTGTATATTCTGTTTCACCAGGTTTTTTTATATACCAAATCAAATCTTTATCTTTAGGATAATTTAACAACCATTGTACTGTTGATTTTTTTAAAAACTTTCGGTCTTTTTTGGTCATAGGGTAAATGTATCTAAACTGTTTACCTTTTACACGGCTTAATTTTAATTCTATTAACTGTTGTGGATTTGGTCTCATTCCATATTTTCTATTTTTAGTATTTGGTATATGACCTTGCATAGTTCTAGGGTGTACCTTTTCTCCTTGTTCAGTAACATAAGTATCTGTTATAGAAAATCCACCATATAAAAAATTAGCAGATTGATATACATAACCCGGTTTACCAACTAGACCGTCAGCCCAAGTAAAAAGATATTTAATCTTTGTATTTTCTTTTAGCCATTTAATAGATAATGAAAGTAATTGTGATTCTGAATTTCTAGGCATCTTATCGTCCATACACATCTTACCTATTTCAAAATAATCTTTTGTATCTAATTGTGGAAATAACTTTTGTATGGTATGTTTAGGTCTTGTTCCCCAACCAAAGGTAATTACACCTACTAGTTCATCACTTAAAAAACAACCAAGATAGTGTTTTGTAAGTTTAGGCATTACTGCTGAATAATGTCTTGTTGATACAAATTCAGCTGCTGTGTACTTATTCAATGGTTTTAGTATCATCATTTTTTAAATGTAAAGTCAATCCGTCAAGTTCTTTACTTAAATAAATTTGACAACCTAATCTACTAATATCTTTTTTATATCCTTTTTCATATTCTAACAATTCTAATTCTGCCATATTATCGTTTATCTTAGGCAATTTATCTATCCATTTTTCATCAACATAGATATGACAAGTAGCACAAGCACAGCTGCCACCACAATCACCTGGTATTTCTGGTATAGAAACTGAACTAAAATACTTAGCCGCTTCCATTACTGTACGGCCAATAGGTACCTCAACTCTAATCTTAGAGCCGTTTCTTACGAAGTATATTGTTATCATCAATCAATAATTAGTTTAGGTTTTTTTGCTTGTATAATTCCTGATCCTAAATGCTGATTGTATGAATTTCCTATTTCTGTTTTTGGATTTACCTCTGCTACGATATTGTTCTTTTTAATAGATACAGTATCTTCTTCAGCATAAGGCATATATGGTGTTAGTGCTAATGAAACAGGCCCACCTGGTTTTGATTGCATTGGTACAATCACAAATGGTTGTTTTATATCTGTTACTTCTGAATTGTTGTTATCAATCTTTTGGCCGATAACATCTTCACCTGTTGATAGTCTAAATATTTTCAAATTGCTCATTATGTATCCTTTATTGTATTATATTACATTATTTACTTTTTGTCAATAGGTTTGATTCTTCTACTTAACACAAACTCTCGGTTTGGATTTACCGAGGCGTTAAATTTTCTTATCATATCCCTATTTAACAATACGTCATTACGTGATCTGATTCTTTCATCAAGACCAAATTCTACATCTTTATAAACAAACCCGTTAAACGTTAAGTCTAATTTAACCACTGGCCTTTCTTCGCCTTTGTCGTCATCTACGTTTGCTCTAAAAATTTTTACTTTGCGTTCAAGTTTACTTGTATGTTTTTTACCATTATACTTCCAAAATACTTTGCCATCTTTAATTTCTATTTCTTCAGCGTGTAATGCACTAACCTCTGCACCATTACCTGTGTCTAATTTAGCTCTAATTAAACCTACACTTTTTAATTCTATTGTTTCAATGTAACCAATCTCTATGATTGATTGACGATCCCAATTGTCCCTATTATTTACATAATCAATAATATTATCAACTAATTGTTTACCTTTAATTGGACCTGTTGTGTTGGGTGTGTCAGCATAATCTTCATAATGATAACCTTCGTAATCTGCACCTGTTCCTGGTGAACCATTTGCCTCTAATACATAAATTTTATCTTTAAATATAATATGATCTACACCTACGATATATGCTTTTGTTGCACGTGCTGTTCTTAAAACTATTTCTATTTCTTCATCAGATAATTTGTATGGTTCTGCTACTGCACCTCTATGAACGTTTGATCTAAATTCTCCTGACTTCTTAACACGTCTAGTACAAGCAAATATTTTATTATCTACAACAAAGGTTCTTACATCTGAATCAGTTGGCATATATTCTTGTATTATTAATTCAGCATCGTGTTTAAATAGCGCTTGTACTACTGATACCAATGAATCATAACTATCTACTTTAACTACACCGATACCTTGTGTACCTGTTAATGTCTTTACAATAACTGGAAACTTATTACCTACAATTTTTAAAGCGTTATCTATATTTTTTTCATTTGATATAAATGCAGTCTTAGGAGTTGGTATATTAAACTTTTCAAATAACAAAGCAGACGTAAGTTTATTATCACAAGTTAACATTGATGATCTAGTGTTTAACATAAATGCACCAGAGTTTTGAAATGCTGATATTAAAGAAAGACCTGCTTCATCTTCAATCGCACCTGCACGTGTTATAACAACAGTATCTTTTCCTACAAACGTATGTTCGTTGTCATCGCCATCATAGTTGTAAATGGTTAATGTATTTTTTTCTTCGTCTTTGTCTGTAATGATTGAGTGTTTAGTATTGATAACAAAAAAAGGTATTTTTCTTTTTTCACAAGATCTTTGTAAGAAACTTACTGTGATTTCTTTTTTTGTTTTTTTTATACCAGTCTTTTGCTGACGTACTTTAGGCGATGCCTTAGTTATAACAACAACTGTTATATTATTTTCTTTTGGCTTTTTAGCCTCTGTTATAAAGTCTTTAAACTTAGGTACTTGCATTTATTCACCATTTGTTTCATTATCTTTTGTAATCTTTTTACCAATATTGTATTTAGCTGATAGTGTCCATTCTTTTTTTTCTTTGAATGGTAATACTTTAATTTGACTTAAAGGTGCTTTGTTTTCAGCTGCCTCTTTTTTAACTATATCAATTAAAGCCCAATCTTGCAATAGAATTGCAATTGTATTTCTTCTTTGAATATCGTTTTCTGATAACGTAGCATTTTTACCATCAAGAGCAAATAACTCTTTAAAGTGTACTATGTAATATTTACCTTGTTTATGAAGTATATGACAAGACTGAAATAATGTCTTATCTTTCCTGGATGCTACACCTATTCTTGTAAGTGTTTCTCTTACTTTCAAAAAGTCATCAGGCTGTTTGATTGTTACCTCTAACATATCCTCTATTGACCACTTAATGCTCTCACTCATTAATTTCTCCCACCTTTAAATAACTTTGTCTTAATATGTTCAAGTTGTTCTTTGGTCAATATAGTTAAGGCCTCTCTTGCCTTTTCATTGCTATAACCATAATACTCTTTTACATACTCTAAATCTTTTAACTTGGTTTGTGATAACCACTTACCACCAAATCGCTTCTTTTTTCTGATACTATTTATTAAAAAATGAAATTGTAACTTCTTAGGTAGAAAGTGTAGACCGTTCATTTCGTTGGCCGGCATTAGTGTATCCCAAAACATAGAAAGACAACGATTTATAATGTAGGGTGGAAACTTCTTTTCCCACGTCAAATCGTCACTGTCTAATAGTGGTTCTTTTGTTTCGTTAATGGCTTTAAGATAATCTTTTAATTCGTAACTCATTTGAATTTACACCCAGCCATTATTTCAGTTAAACAAGCAACCATATTAATTTCTTGGTCAGCAACAAAGGCAGCCTTATATTGATAACCAGCAATAATTAATACTGCTTGAGGTATTGATTTGGGTTCTAAATGTTCATAAAGATTGTCATAGATACTTGTAAACAAAGCACTAGGTTCTTTATCTAGGTTTTGTATAACCCATTTTCTCATACCATTAAAGTCTTTATCTTTCAACTTAACAATAAGGTCTTTGTTATTTTGTTCTGATAAACTAAAAAGAATACCACTATCAATTTTACCACGTACTGAATATCTTTGTAATTCATTTATGGTTCTTCTAAAGTCTGGATAGTATTTTTGTATTACTTCTGCCAATACTTTTTTATCAAAGTCAACATTTTCATCTTTTAATATAATGGATAATCTATCCATAAATTGTGTAGCTGTTTTAACTTTTTGACCATTGACAATTCTAAAGTCAATTACAGTACAACGACTTTGTAAGGCAGGTATGATTTTGTTTTTATAATTACAAGTAAAGATAAATCTACAGTTATTAAAAAACGTTTCAATAAAGTTTCTTAATGCTGGCTGTACCGATTCGGCATTCATATAATCGGCCTCATCTATAATTATTACTTTGTGATTTGCTGAAGCCGTTAATGATACAGTTGATGCAAAGTTTTTAATTTTGTTTCTTAACGTATCAATATAACGACCTTCATCTGAACCATTTATGATAATGTAATCAACACCTATTTCTTCACATAAGGCACGTGCTACAGTTGTTTTACCTGTACCTGGTGTACCTGATAATAATAGATTGGATATTTCTTTTTTCTTAACAAACTCTAAGAAGGTTTGTTTTAAATCTTCTGATAAGATACAATCTTGTATTTTCTTTGGTCGATACTTCTCAACCCATAAAAAATCTGACATAATATAAACTCCTATTGTTAGTTGTTAATATTAAAATTCAGAATCAGGTTCTAATGCTATCCAATATTGTAT